CAAATGATCCCCACGTAGTTTTTTCTTCTGGAATAAATATAGATCTAATCATTGGTCCAAGCTCTGGATGTCTTGCTGGAATTTGTTGTAGGTTTGGATTACTCATTGAGAATCTTCCTGTTACTGTTCCACCTGCATCTGATCTTATTTGATTTATATCTGCGTGTATTCTTCCATCAACTGCGTGTTTAGTTATTGAATCTATAAAAGTTGTATGCGCTTTGTTAATCTCTCTTGCATCAGCAATAGATCTAGCAAGTTCATGTGGATGATTCTGTAAAAAGTTTTTTGTAAAACTAGGCTCATTACTTTTTTCTGTTCTGTCATAAGGTAACTTTAATTTGTCAAACGCTTTTGCGATACTTCGAGCTGCGTGTATTTCTACATCAATTCCTGTTAAACCTTTGATCTTATTAACAATTTTAGACTCACGATCCATAAGATTTTTTTTGATTTTAACTGCTTTCTCTAAATCAACTCTTACACCTTTGAATCTCATATCAACTAGACAAGGAAATAGTTTTGTCTCCAAATTAAACACATCCCACAACTCTTGTTGATACAATTCTGTCTCTAATCTTTTCCAAAGTTTAAGTGTAGCTTCCGCATCACGCTCCGCGTACTGTCCAACAAAAAGCGCTGGCAATCTCCACATATCTTTTTTAGGATCAAGACCATATTCTTTTGCGGCTGCATTAAGAATACTTTCATCTTTACCCATTCCTATATAAAATCTTGCTAGTGTATTTAATGCATAAGACATTCTATTCTCATCAATTAAAGACGCTGCTATCATAGTGTCAACTATTTTACCTTTAACAATTACACCTGCTGATCTTAACCAACAGATATCATACATTGCATTGTGAAATATAAAGGTAGTTTCAGGTTGATTACAAATATCCTGTAGCCAAGAAAGGACCAATTTTTTGTCCATATTACCACCAGACTCGTGGTGGATAGGGAAATACCCTGACCAGCCCTCTACGGCCACCGCAATGCCCGCAATGTGGCCTTTTCCAGTGACATTACCAGAGCCTAGCTCCTTTAAATAGGGATCATTAGTCTCTAAATCGATTGCTATTTCTTTATGCCCTCGAAGATCTTTTAATTCTTCTGGCATTACCCATTCCGTTTCTGGAGTAAACAACGGTATCTGGGTACTCCTCATGAGTAATCCCTCTCAAGTATCATTTCTAAATAGTGTATTGCCTTCTTCACGTCCTCTTCTTTTCCCTTTATTGAATGCCTACAAATATATTTTATAGCGTTCCCCTCTGCAAAAAGCAACTTGTTTTCGTTTATAAACTCTGCCGGCTGAATTTTCATATTTTTATAGTGTTTACCACCGATCTGCTTATCTAGTGATTCATACTCTATTCCTTTAAACATATCTTTATTTGTCATTTTTTTTCTCCTCGTAATCTTTATATTCTTTTATTAATTTTTCCGATGGATGCCAAACATCTACAGCTGAATGACATTTAGGACACGATAAGTTACTAACTATATCATAATCCTCATTATCTTCAGTGTCGTGATCTCCACCCCAAATTAATTCAGTGCCACAGTGCCAGCAGTTCATATTTTTTTTCCTATATTGTTTATATCTTCAACAGTGTTAATTTTAATAACTGCTTCGGTAGGTATTTCAATATTATTAGTTTGCATTGTTAACCTTGTACCATCATCTCTTTGAGATGAACTGCCTTCCGCTTTAGCCCATTTATTTCTATTATCAAGAATAGTTTGTTTAGGAAGCCATCCATCAATTTCCATCATACTTGCTCCTGCATTATAATTATTAAATAAAACAAACGGGACTAAATGAGACAGTTGATGTCCAACTAAATTATGTACCCAGCCAGGTCTCATAAAAGAATTACTAGATCTTCTTGTTTTAATATCTATTTTATTTCCATTTATGTCTATATCTGAAGGACTAAAATCTTTATAAGTAGGAAAAGGTAATCCTAATACTTTATAAATTATTAATTCTCCAATAATACCTGTTGTTTGTTTTTGTGTGTTTCCGTTAAAGCCTGCGGCTCTATTACCAAAATTTTTATGTTTAGTAATTAAACTTGCATGTTCTTTAATATTTTCTGTTATTTGTATTTTCATAGTATATAAGCCCGATCAAAATCTCTTGGGTCCAAGACGTGCAATTCACGCTTCGCTCTCGTCGCTCCAGTATAAAATAATCTATGTAATTCATCTGGATCATAACTAAATGTTTCGAGTGCCGCGTTTGTGATGTCTTGCATCAATAAAACTTTGTCAGCTTCTCCTCCTTTTGCTCCGTGTATTGTTGACATTATTATACGAGGATTTTTATTTAACGTCTCACCATTCGCCCTCATGTTACGAATGTAATTCTCTGTCATAGAATCTAGTCCTTCAAATGCTTCATACCATACACTGTCTATAACCAAACCGTGTTCAGCTCTACAATCTCTCATTAAATATTTATCATCTGCGTGTAATGTTTTACCTTTTCTAAATCCTTCTAATACATTTGATCCAAGGTATTCATATATATTTTTTATCTCCAGGTGATTTAATTGGGCACCCTTACGCCAAGATTCCCAATTGTTTAATGCTAATAATAGTTTTAATGGTATAGAGTTTCGTCCTTTAAATTGATAGTACCAACCTCGCAGTTCACATACTTCTTTTACTGAATCTAAAAAATGATTTGCAGAAGATAACACTAACCAATTTCCCTCACTCATATCTACTTGTGTAATATCAGAATATCTTTTTAAGACTCCGTGTTCTTCTCTAGGTTTATAATTTTTATCAAATCTATTTTGTACTTGACCAATAATCTTTTGTGATAATTCGTGTATAGGTCCTCCAGGAATCCGGTAAGACTGATCTAATGTTTGAATATCGTCTACTTCTTCTTTAAGTGCAATGAAGTGATCTACATCTGCACCCGCCCATTTAAATATTGCTTGGTCATCATCACCTGCAATGTAAGTTTTTTCTGCTCTTGCCCAAATCTTTCTTACCATTTCCCATTGTAGTAATGATAAGTCTTGTGCCTCATCTATAAACAATACTTCAAATTTATTTTGTTTTTCTTTTGCAATAAAATCTTCCAGTAAATCATTAAAGTCTTTGAGACCTTTTTCTTGTTTAAATCTTTTAAGTTCTTCTGCTAATAAAAATAAGGTATTTCTTTCTATGTCTAATATATTTTTTCTTGAATCATAATAATCTAATAAGTCTATTCTCTTTACAGCTGCAGTATTTATTATTGTTAGGTATTCATTATCAGAATTAAATGTACCATCACCTTCAGAAAATTTTGCCACCTTAATTGGTATGCCACATTTTTCACCAAACTCTTTATAATCATCTGGACCCATCATTTTTTCTCTGGTCATTCCTACTTGATTAAATGCATATGAATGAAGTGTTCTAAAGTAAGTTAAATCATTATCTATATCCAAACCGAATTTATCCGCGGCCCTCGTTGCTGCTTCCGTTGCAGCTTTTTTAGTGAAGGAAAAATAACCTATCTGTTTTGGTCTAACGCCGTCCTGTATGAACTGATCGACTAGATTCAACAGAGTTGTTGTCTTTCCCGTTCCAGGTGGTCCTAGTATTATTGTTTTCATAATTTTTTAATTTTCTTTTTAATTCTCGATTATAGGCTTGAGTATCTTCTAACTTATGTTCCAAATCAGCAATTTTTTGTTGTAGTCGTGCATACCAATTAATTCCTATTTTATATGCCATTAAAAATTTTCCTCTTGGTATGTTACTTTAGAAACAGACGCATCGGTTTGTTTCATAGTAGTAATTTTGATAAGTCTTGGTTGTTGTTTTTTAATACGAACTCTTTCTTCTCCTACAAATGCATCTAATTGTTTTATTAAATTACCTGTTTGATTCTTATCTTTTTCCCAATGATTTCGTTTACAAAAATTATAAAAGTCTTCCATTCTAAAATATGTAAATTCTCTTTTCTCATCAGTGTATGGTAGTTTATTAAACACATCATCTACAGTTCTTGCTGACTGTCTATTAGTTGTCCAATCTTGTAAGAGTCCTGTAAGTTCATTAACTGGGTCCAAAGATTCTAAAGGTTCCACTTCTTGTAAACCTGTCATCATAGGTTTTAAAAAATGTTGTTTCCAATCTTTAGGTTTAGGTATAGGTACTACTAAATTTGCTTGATCTAAACACGCTAACGCAAATAAGTTTGGACTGTAAAGTTGTTCTGATTTTAATTGTATTCTTTTTTTATCTACATCTAAAAACCATTCTGGTGGTTTTGAT